ATATCAGATACATTTATATTCTCCAAAAAAGTATCTATGTGTTCTTCATCAATTCTTTTCAATTTGTATTTTAGAGCACTACTTCTATAAAATCCTTTCATGACACCCTCCCAAAATAAGTTTATATAACCTTCCTACAAAACGGGTCTAAATACCCTTTATAAGTTCTGCATTGCTCTATAAACCAAGTTTCTAAATCCTTGTTCTTTTTTACTACCTGAAGATTATTCATAATAATTGCATGAATAACTCTTCCATTTGGGTCTTTTTGATATACTCCTAAAACTTGATGAGGAAAATACTGCAGTCTGAAAATAAATTTATCTCCATTGTAAACATCTATGTAGAACCAATTAAGCTGATTTGAAAGCTTTGAAATTTCTTGAGTTAAATTTTTGAAGCCTAATGCATAGTCCATGAATGTTGCTTTCTCAAAGAAATGTATCTCTATTACTTTAAAATTATCCTCAGAACTTTTAATATTTACTTTCTCAGCGGATACCATATAAGGATGTTGTTGTAAAATCTGTAGAACTTCCTCAAATTTCTTGTTCTTTATTTTTTTAGTTTTTTCTATAGTAACCTTTGGTTCTTCTTTTTTCTCTGGAGTTAAAGCATCAACTATGAACAAAGCAATAAATAATCCTATGGAAATGGAAACAGGAACTTTTTTTGGTTTTTTCTTGATAAAAGTAAAGGCAATGTATCCTATAGAGATAATGAAAAATAGGCTTAATAATCCTTGCAATATTTCCATAGCACTACCTTGCTTCTATTTTCCTAAAAATTGCAATGGGCGTAAATAATTCATGTTCAAATGGAATTACCATTTGTTTAATTCCTTCAAAAATCTGAGAAAACCCATTTAAAAAGGAATCAAAATCATAGTTTAACTTGGACGGCTTATAATCCTTTATCCCTATTAAATACACATTAGATATTGATTTTTCACCATATTTTAGGTAATAGGAGTTTAAAGAATCTTTTAAGTATTCTTCCTTTATTATTCCCACTAACCTTTGTTCTGAACTTGTCGTAAAAACAGCAAAGCTTTCAAAAGAAATTTTCTCTATAAAAGGTTTCAACAAGTCTATTACTTGAGACCACATTTCGATTTCATCTTTAGTAATTCCTAAAAACTTTGATATTCTTTCAATCTCTTTTCTTTTTTTTGAACCTGTCAATTTAAGGCTATTAACTTTATCTATAGTTTCAAAGAAGAATGAATACACGCTTTTTATAAGTTCCTTAGAAATTAAGGAAAAAGAACCGTATTCTATAAATAACCTTCCTTCCATAGCATCATTAAAGTTTCTTAGTGTAGATAAATCTACTTTCTCAAAAAGCTTTAATGCTATAATATCAAGTGGTTCCTTTTTTTCTTTTAACAGTTTGTTCATTTCATCTGTCGCGTTATATTCTGCATATGTCTTGAAAGCCCCAATGCTTACATTTATATTACTATCGCTTTTTGATTGTTCTACTGTTTCTACCTCTTTTAATAGTCCTTCAAAAAGCTGACTAAAATAAAAATGAATTCTATCTTTGTCTTCGTAAAG